ATCGTCCGGCTGTTCGACGGGTGTGCGCGGGCTGCCGCCACCACCTTTGCGGCCTGTGATTTGTGTCATTGTGGGATTCCTGCTGAAAAACTGAGAAAGGGTTACTGCTGATCTTCGACGTAAATTCCGGCTGAGATAACGGCTCCGCCGATGCGGCGTTTACCGTAACCGATCGGTACCGGATAGCCCTGAGAAACGGTGTTGGTCGGTGCGCCGAACGCATAGGACGGTTTGTTTTCGCCCTGGTCTTTCATGGCGATCCCGTTTGGTTGTGGGGACAGCATCTGGATAATGCCGCCCAGCATCATAGCCGCACCGGTTGTGGCCATAAAACCGGTCATACCACCAGCCGCAAAAGCAGCACCTATACCACCTGACATAAATACAGCCGCAGCCACCAACACTGCACCGAAAATGGTCTGAAATAATCCGCCGCGTTTGCTGCCGATAACGACAGGCATAATCCTGATAACATCACCTGTTACCGGAAACCCGAGATCATCTTCACCGATGTTTTTCTTACCACGAAAAACCGCAAAGGTCAGTCCGCGCGATTTACTGGTATTCAGAAATTGTTCAAAACCAGTGATAGTGCAACATAGCGCCCGAATAGCTTCTGATGTAGTCCTTATTAAACGCTGATGTGTTTTGCCAAAAGTTTTGCCTAACACACCACCAAGTTCTATTTTTACCATGATTTCCTGTGACATATTTACCCCATAAAAAAACCCGCCGAAGCGGGTTATATTTTTTAAATTAATTTAAATACATGAAGTTATAGAATTTATTCTATTATCTATTCTATATTTAAACATTCCGCCCTGATGATAAAAACTAATATTTGTTTTATTTCCAGAACTGGTCACATCAACTAATTCAAGTTGTCCCGCTGAATAAACAGACCACCCATCTTTTGCAGGCTGTATAAAGACGCTTCCGTATGTTTGGCTTTTTTCCTGCCATCCATAGAGAATGCAATTGGCTACTTCTTGAGTTGATTTATCTGATTGAAATTTATTATCTGCTGGACGCTGACGAAGTTCTGCCATTCCTGCGCATCCAGTAACAATAAAAATAAATAGCAGCGTTATAATTTTCTTCACTACCCACCCCTATACATATTTAATAAACAATTGTCATTCAGGGTAATAGCACCAAGTCACGTTGTCATGTGTAATTTATGTCTCAGCACCATAACTGTGCGATCACGCCAATAACCGCCATACGGAACCCGCTGGCTCAGGTGACCGTATAAGTGATGCAGGAGCATGTTATCAGGCAATAAAATACCGGCATGATTGGCGACCGGAGCCTGCACTTGCATCACTATCAAATCTCCGGGCTGCGGATCATCAACCTGAATAAATCCGGCCTCCTGCCAGTTGTCCGCATAACGGTTTTCCCCCTGTTCCCACCAGGGGTAATCCACCCGGTAATCAGGCAGTTCAATGCAGTGTTCCTGCCGGAACCAGCTCATGACCAGCCCCCAGCAGTCCGTAAACCCGAGTACAAACGGCCGACCGAGTAATGGCTGCTCACCGCGTGGCTGAACAGTCCGCAGATCCCCCTCCGGCCAGCTGACGATATACCACGGCACACCGAGGGCATCACACTGTGCTTTATCCAGTTCTGACGGCTGAGTGGTGGCATCCGGGTGACTGTGCACAATACCGGTCACCGTCCCCCAATCCTCAGCAGCGGCGTAATCCTCCGGTGATAATACGAAGTGCTCTTCCGGCGTGGCCGCGACATTGCGGCAGGGAAAGTATTTCACCACCCGGGATTTTTGCGCGATCACCCCGCAGCATTCGCGGGGATACTCACGTTCAGCATGTGAAAAAATGGCTGCCTGGATATTTTTACGCATCCCTATTTCCTCAGTAGTGATGTTCCCGGAAAGCCGCCAAACGGGATCGGATTGTTTTTGCCGAAGCGGGGGAAGCAACCTGTGTTCAGCATGCCGCTGCACTGATCCTGTGCCGGATCATCCACACGATTGCCGTGCTTATCGAAATACCCGTTCTGCCCGGCATAATCACAACCGTCACCAGATTTGTATTTGCCGCGTATACACCAGGTACACATTGCATGCAGTTGCCGCGTCGGGATCAACACCCCCTGCAAATCCATCGGACTGGCTAAATCAAACTCGATAACCTCATTGGTTTCCGAGGATTTGCTGTCGATATAAAAGACCGAGACTTTTTCCTGGGTAGGATCTGCCGCCGGGTTGCCATCCGGAAAATTAGCCGCATCCAGATAGTGTGCCAGGGTGTCATGTATCGTGACTTTCGCTTTCAGCATGTCATCGTATGCCAGACACAGCGCGGTGACAGAACCGTCCAGATTTGCCACCGATAACTTCGGCTGTGCACCTGATCCGGTTGTTGATGCTTCCAGTCCCTCGATCTGCACCGGCCAGGCACGGTACTCTTCGCCCTGCCACCAGATGGATTTTGCCGGGAGCTTTTCAGGGTCGCCGCCAGCGGCCGTAATATCTGCTTCTGTGTGAGGAATGTTGTAAGCATGGAACCGCAAAACATCCGGCGCGCCGAACGCGGAACCATCAACTTCAAAAAGCCGGACGGCATTACCCGGTTCCAGCTTCTGATAATCGCTTGTAATCATGGTTTAAATGCCTGGGTAAAAGTGAGAGAGAGTGAATAGTTGTCGCCGCCGAGCGGGGTGAGCTTCGGATCATCACAGCGATACAATCCGATATCTTCCAGTGGCGGTTTCCACTGAAAGGCACGGATTCCGCCGTGCCGGTCAATAAAATCGCGGATTGGCCGGATATAACTTTCCGTCCCGGTGAAGTTAAGAGACCATTTCTGGCTGCGGATGTTAATACCATCACCGCAAACCTGCTCGTAACCATCACCGAATTTTGCTTTGCGAAGACGGAACGAAATATCACTCTGCGGATTCAGCCGCGGACTCCAGGTGAATACTTCTATCATCTGCCCCCCTTAACCAGATTCCAGACTGAACCAGATGGTCGCGTTTCCTTGTCCATCAGTTTGCGAAAGCGCTGGTCGACAAATTGCCCCACTTCCCTGCCGAACTGCTCATAACCACCGGATGCCTGAACCTGCTGATTCCCTTCACCGTCAATATGGATATGGACCACTGGCGCGGCGGTGTCGCCATTTCCGCCATACATTCTAACGCCGAGATTTCCGTCCGGGCCGCGCTTCAGCGGCATAATAGCTTCCGGTCCGGCTTCGCCCATCAGCCCGGCATTCGGTGCTCCGCCTTTGGCGAATGCGAACAGTGTCGGGCTGCTGACAACCTGATTACTGTACTGACTTAATCCCGGAGAATTATGTACCCCACCTTTGGCGTGTGGCATGACTGAAATGTTTTTTGGCGGCATCGGTACTGTAGATCCATTGGCAGTACCGCCACCAAACCCACCGAACAAACCGGTAATGGCATTTGTTATCTGACCCTGAATCGCAATTTTTATCAGATCCTGAATGATGGATTCAGCCAGCGATGCTGATAGCTCGCGCAGGCCTTCTGAAAATCCTTTTGTTCCTGTCAGCATTCCGGCCAGTGAACCCGCTGTTTTTTGCTCTACAGCATCAATAAGGTTAATCTGCATTCTCTGCCAGTTACCCTGAGCGGAATACAACTCCTTAGCTGCCTGAATCTGCGCCTCTTTTGATTTCTCGGATGCCTGTGCCACCAGCGCTTCATACCGCTCTTTGTTGATAACACCATCACGGTAATACGCCTGGTACAGTGCCTTTTGTTCTTCCAGTTGATTGCGCAGCTGTACAACGGGATCAACCTCACCTGCGAGTGAGATATTCGGTAAGGCTAAATCTTTTGCCTGTTGTGACAACCGATCACGCTGGCTGGTTTGCGACAATTGCAATCTGGCTCTCTGATATTCCGAATCAGTAAGCAGCCTGGAACCAAATAGTTCCTTCAGTTCCAGTGTAGCCTCGCGCTCCTGGCGAAGGATTTCTGCAGATGGTGAATATTTTTCTGCCAAAGCAACGCGCTGCCGCTGATGATTTTCGGCGCTGATCAGTGACAACCGGTTCATTTCTGCTTGTGACATACCCCCTGAGTGGTGTAGTTCTTTCAGCTTATCCAGCATATCTGATTCATTCAGGGTGATTTTTTGCAGGCTGGTTGCGTGTTCAGATTCGATCTGGCGGCGGAGTTGCTGGTACTGATTAAGCTCTTTTTTACCTGTTCTTGTTCCGGGTAGCTCATTAGTACCTGTTGATACGACAGGTTCTTCTTTCGGGGTTTCTTCTTTGGGTTTTACTTCAAACTGTCCTTCTGCCAGCGTACTTCGGGTGTTCTTTTGACCTTCCTGCATCCTTGAAATTGAAGTATTGGTATCCTCAAGCTGACTTAAGAGAGCGGTTTTCTCCTTTTCCATGTCTTTCGAGTTCCAAAAAAGACTACCGAATGCACTTTTTTCACGCGATTTCGCTATATTAATAGCTGTATCTGAATATCTTCCCAGCTGGCTTTCCAACTGTCTTTTTTCGGTATAAAGTTTTTCTAAATTCTCTTCATACTCATCAAGTTTCAGTTGCACTTTCACTTTAGAAAGCTTTTGCAGCTCCGCAACTGTCAGGACAGTTTCATCCTTAAGGCTTCGCAGCCCCTCCCGCGCCTGTACACTGTTGGTGTACAGACCATACAGCGCAGATCCGGCAAGTAATGCTGCCCCCATTGGTCCACCAAGCAGATTAAGGGCACCACGGGCACCAGCCCCGGCAACAGACAATGCGCGGGTAGATAAAGCCAGGCGGTTATTTGCCGCGTTGAGCTTATCCTTTGCGGCCGACTCCGCTAAATTTGCCTCTCTGATCCTTCTGCTTATGGCTGCATATTCTTTTTGATAACTGATATTTATGCCGTGCTGTCTGTTTATAACTGACTGTTGCGCCAGTTTCCTTGATTCAGCCTGAGCCTGTAACCGGCTTGCCTGAGCCGCTTCTATTGTTGCCTGTGCTGTTCTCTGTGTCTGGCGTGACGCCTCTCTGGCGGCAGCACCAGTCTGGTACCAGGCTTTAACCTGTCCCTGTAAACCCAGCGTCATTCTGGATGCCATGACCGGCAAAACGGCATATGTAACAATACTGGCTAATGTTGAGAAATTATCCGTCAGTCCATTCACAGCAGCGGTGACATTCTGAATGCCTGATCTTATCGGCCCGTCAGTGCTATGACCCACAGAGAGTGCCAGTCCCTCAAATGAGGTTGCCAGTAATTCCAGATCCCCGTTCAGGTTATTCGCCCTGATATTTGCCTGCTCATACGCGGTGTCAGTGCCGGTCAGTGCCGCGGTCAGTTCTTTCAGTTTGTCCGTGTTTTCACGCAGGTTAACTGCGGCACTCACGTTTGCTCTGCCGAAAAGCTTCACTGACGCTGTGGTTGAGTAGTTCTTTTTGTCCAGGTTATCCAGCGCCACACCCAGCCCGACAACTGACGGCCTCAGTGACTTATCGGCGGAACGCTCGAGAACAAGGATCACGTTACGCAACATCCGTCCGGCCTCGGCACCTTTGATACCTTTCTCGGCCAGCACCTGAATTGCCGCATTCAGTTCTTCAAATTTTATCCCGGCCTGTGCGGCCACAGTGCCGGAGTTTTTCACCGCCTCAGAGGTTTCACTGATTTCTGACGCCCCGTATTTTGCCCCGGCGGCCAGCACGTTAATATAGCGCTCTGCTGATAATGCCGATGCCCCGTACTGGTTAAGGCTCAGAGACAGGGATTTAGCCGCATCAGCGAGATCGACACCTGAAGCCTGAGCCAGGGTGATAGATTTCGCGGTTACTTCTTCCAGTGCGCCGGCCGTTTTCAGCAACGCCGGTTTTGCAGAGGCCAGCAACTTCATTGCATCAGCAACTTTAGTGGCGCCAAATTCAGTGGTTCGCCCCATGCTGCGGGCGGCATCATCATAGCGTTTCATCTGTTCGGCAGATGCGCCGGTGATAGCGCTGAGATCAGATAACGCCTGACTGTACTGGCGTGAAACAGACAGAATGCTGCCGATAGATAACCCGCCACCGGCCAGTAATGCCAGTTTACCGGCCACATTGGTGACGCTTTTGCTGATGCCGTTAAAACTGTCCTCAACGCCTTTTGCGTCCCGCTTTGCCTTATCAGAAAAGCGTTTTGTTTCACGCCCGGCATGGTTCATTGCGTTGCTGATATTTGAACGGAAACTGGCATCGTTCAGCAGCAGGCCGACACGCAGATCTGCAAGGTTTGACATCTATCCTCCGATAATTTTCATGATATCAGCACATTGCTGTTCCACCGGTGACGGCGGCGTTTCCGGTGCTGACGGATTATCCTGTGAGGTATCCGCTGTTCCGGTCTGTTCTGCTTTCAGTGAGAAATATGCCTGCCAGCCAAGAAGCGTGGATGCCGGCAGGCTGAGTACGCGGTAGGGATCAATTTCTTTGAGCTCTTCCGCGAGTTGGTGAGCAAAGAAAAGCAACGGGCTGTCCGTCAGTTTTTTTTTGCCTCTTCGAGCGTACCGACAGAGTGTCGTTTCACGATGTTAATGGCATCGATCAGAATGGCGTTGTCATGAACATTCACCATTTCATCAGCGGTCGGCAGCAGTGATTTATCAACCGGTTTACCGCCGTCATCAACAATGCAGTTCAGCAGCATATCGACGTTCATCAGAGACGCTTCGCGCACTTTACCGTCCATGTTCAGATCGGCTACTTCCTGCTCCAGGGTGATCAACTCATTGGCGGTCATACGGCGGATATTTACCTTAACCCCGCAGAGGATTTCCACTTCACGGATTTCCGGCTTTGCCGCCAGCAGTGATGCTTTCAGGCCTTTCATTATTTTGTTGCTCCTTTGGTCTGATCACCCGCAGCACCTGCAACACCCCAGGTCAGATTGTTCTGTTTACCTTTAACCGTGATCTGAATGGCTTCGTTTGCCGGTGCAGAAACGTCATTCATCTCCCAGCCTGACAGCGATAACAGCATGGTCGCGGTGCGTTTGTTCGGCAGAGCAAAGTAAAATTGCACCGTTTCGCGTTTTTCCGCCGCATTAAGGAACGCTGCGAAATCTTCATTTTCTGGGTCATCAATAAACCCCAGGGATTTCTCCGGCCCTTCCGGCAGGTCAGAAATAAACTGCTTGGATGTGTCGATCAGAGTGGTGACATCCACAAAGCTGCCGGACTGCCCGGTGGCGCCCAGCGCCTTACAGTTAATCAGTGGTTTCATTGCTTCCACGGTATCGCCGGGTTTCCCGTATTTCACCACGGTACCGGCGGGTAACTTCGCGTATTCCGGTGAGGTTTTATTGTCAGCCATAATTGCTCCTTTAATACTCAGAGAGTGCATTGCGGATCTGCTGTGTCAGTACTTTCAGAACCGCGCGTTTGTTGTAATCCAGTGCCGGACGGATAAACGGCTTCGCTACCTGTTTCACTGTGCCGAACTCCTGCGCCCTGGCTTTCATGTAGTGGTCTTTTGCCGGGCCGACGGTGACCATCACACCACCGTTCGTGCCTTTGATTTCCTTTGTTTTTATTGTGATATTTTCCCGCATATGCTTTCCTTTCCCCTTCGGGTCAAATCCGGCATGCTGCTCCATATCCTCTTTCACAACCTGCATTGCCTCACGACCGGCGGAACGCAGTATTTTGGTTTTCAGCGCGGTTTCGACCTGCTGTAACCGGCGCCTGAGTTCTTCCAGCCCCGTAACTTCGATTCTGGTTATCACACGGCATCCTCCGGATAAGTGATGATGAAATCCCGCATTACCGACCAGCGGACAGTGTTGTTTGTCAGCTCTTCCCGTTCCTGCTGAAAGCCACCACGCTGCACGATCTGTACCGGGTAATTACCGATGTAACCATGCTGGATTGGCTCCCAGGCATCACGGATGGCTTTATCCAGCAGCAGGGCTTTTCCGTAATCATTCAGCACGTGAATACTGATTTGAAAACGCGCCACGATAAGATGAGTGGTGACCATACCGGCGGAATACCGCGGATCACTGATGCGCTGAAAGGTGATACCTTCCTGTGCATCTTTCGGTAATAACAGGGGGAAAACGGGCATTGCGGTGATAGCGGAAAGAGACGACTTAAGGTCACTTTCGATCATGTCGTATGTCTGCCTCCGTGGTAATAATCAGTTTCGCAGGGTCATTACGGTCACAGGCACGGACTGTAAAAAACCGGTTCTGGTATTCAATCACCCAGTCGATTTGCACATCCGTGCGTGACCGCGCAGTAAACTGCATGGTTTCGATGACCTGATCCTGCCCTGCCGTCCGGATTTTACGGTTGGATATCGCCTCGGCTTTGGCCCACACCGTGATGACTTTCGTCAGTTCGGTACGGGAATCACCGAGATCACCGGTCACCACCTCCGGCCGGTACAGGGTGATGCGTTTGTTGAGTTCACCGGCACGTAACCCGCTCATTCCAGGTACCTCACATAAGGTTGCAGCAGCACATCAACCGCCATCGGCAACACCGCCACGGATTCACCGGTTACAACTGATTCGCGGTTTGCATACCAGTTACCCACCAGCAGGAGCATAGCGACCTCAATATCGCCGCCATAAACCAGGGTGGTTTCCGGATCGGGGCTTTCATCAGAATCCGTGATTAAGGTACGCCGGGTGTGATTTTCCACCAGGCGGCCGGCGGCAATAATGTAAGATTTCAGCAACTCATCTTCATCATGGAAATCCTGATCCAGTCTCACCTGTTGTTTTGCACGTTCCAGAGAAAGCATTATTTCCCCTTAGCACCACGCTTAGATTCAGGTGCAGCTGGTTTTTCCGGCTCTGGCTCTGGCTCTGGCTCTGGCTCTGGCTCTGGCTCTGGCTCTGGCTCTGGCTCTGGCAGAATATTATCCGGAATTTCCCCGGCATAACCTTTCTGTATCAGTTCGCGACCGTGTAATTCTGACGTTTCAATTTCTTCACCTTCCACAACGACACGGTGTCCGAAATAAAATGCCCGGAGTACAGTCATTTTCATCATATTTTCCTTACGAAAAAGCGGCCCGCAGGCCGCCTGTTTTCCGATAGTTATTCACCAGCACCGGCTACGGTGAAATCACCATAGACAAAGGCTTCCGGGCGTTTTACTGCCAGGGCAAGGCGCTCTTCACAACGGATTGAGATCATGTTTTTCTCAAAATCGTCGGCGTTTTCAGTGGAGATCACCACGTTGGTTTCTTCACGGTCAAACAACTGAGCACCGGCATTAAACGCCCCTGTCAGGAACTTACCTTTGAATGCCGCCGTTTCTGTTGCCACGACCGGCAATCCCCACAGTGTAGGGCCGGTAAGTGAGGCCGGATTGGCAAGGATGTAGCGCCCCAGCGAATCCTTGGTCAGTTCGATTTTCGCCCAGTCAATAAAGTGCAGGACATGCCCGGATGCCGGGAAGCGCGCCAGCTGAGACTGCAGCATTGCCAGGCGCAGATCATCAATACCATTCTGTTTTTCAACACTGAATTCAGGTTTGTATTTCGATGCCTGCGGGATAATGCCGTGCAGATGCGCCCCGGAGCCGTCACCGAACAAAATTTCCTGTTCTTCAACAAACTTCAGGCCGTAACGCATTTCAGCATCCACCAGTGACTGCAGTTGTGAAAAGTCATCCAGGATCTGCTTGGATGCTTTAAACATGTGAGCAATAGTGGTTACCGGGGTGATTTTGGTTGCAAACTCAATATCACTGTAAGGCTTGGTGGTATTTTCCGGAACCACTGCTGCCTTATTGGTAAATCCGGTCTGCTGAACCCAGAAGATTGCCGGTGACTGCGTTTTTCCCGGAGCAATCAAATCACGGATAAATAACCGTTGTTTTGGTGCCACATCAACACCCGGCAGACGGTGAGGCTCAACAACACCTTCGGCAACGCCGGTTGAAATCAGCGCCGCCTGTACCGGCACAGAAATGCGTTTATTCCCCTGGATGCTGGAGTTAATATCCTTCAGCACTTCTGCCGAAATCAGTTGCTGACCAAAAGATTGCGCGGCTTTCAGGGCACTCTGAAGAGGCATCTGGGCAATGTGCTGTTCCAGTTCCCCCATCGCGGATTTAATGGTTTTTTCGGCTTCGCGCAGCGCGTTAAGCTCCAGCGCCATTTTATCAACAGCCTCTTTTGTCTCTGCACTGAGTCCGCCCGCTTTTTGTGCTTCTGTCAGTGCGCTCTCCGCCTTGGCATTAAAGTCGCTGTTTGCTTTTTCAATCTGCGCTTTCAGGCTTTTCAGTAATTCGTTTGTATCAGACATAATGTCTCCAGTAATTAACGTGCCGGAGTAAAGGCTCTTACCGCCTCTTCCAGTTCAGATAGGGTTTGTGGATTTATTTCAGCGGCAGCGCATGGCGTACCTTCAGGATCGGAAGCAGCGCCCGGCATACTTCCCGTTAAAGCAGAAATCAGTTTCCGGCGCTCAGAGCGCGGTGTGTTTGTTTTTGCCAGCAGCGCATCAATTTTTCTGACCGCGGCCTGCGGGGTTTCGTCACCGTTATCGATAGCGTCAGCTGCCAGAAGACCATCGGCAAACCCGTTGTCAATGGCATCGCTGCTGCCGATATAGGTTTCTTCATCCATCATCCGGCAGATATCTTTTTCATCCTGTCCGGTTCTGGCCATATAGATACCCGCCATGGCTTTATCAAACGGCTTAAGATCAGCGGCCAGTTTTGCAAAATCATGTCGGTTACCCATGCTGATAGCCCAGCAGTTATGGATCATCAGAAACGCGCCCCGGCCCATCAGAATTTCATCTCCGGCCATCGCGATTATTGATGCTGCTGACGCGGCGATACCCAGGACATTGACGGTGACATGACCATTGTGTGCCCTGAGCAGGTTGTAAATAGCCAGACCTTCGAACATGTCACCACCGGGGCTGTTAATATTCACCACCACATCATTGTCACCGATAACCCGCAGCGCTGCGGCAATCCGCTTTGCGGAAACACCATCACCCCACATATCGGCACCGATCACATCAAGAATGGAAATAGTGTTATCAGCACTGGCTGCTTTTATGCCGCTGTTCCAGTTTTCCAGCGCTTTCGGTTTCAGTTCATAATTAACTGACGCGCAGGGGCGACCCTCCGGCGCTGCCGGCAGGTTACTTTTTTTCATGAAATTTACTCCCCGGAATGAGGTGATTGCGTGGATTGTTGTTGCGGACCCGCTGCGGCAGAAGAGGATTCAGGGAAAAGCCAGTTCGCTATTCCTGCCCGCAGTTTTTCTGATTCATTTTTCCCGTTGTCTTTACCGAGCTGATCGATCGGGGTCAGGTTAAGCTGGACAGTATAAATATCACCACCATCAATCGGAGGAAGATTTTCAAGACGGCGGACATCATTGCGGCTCATCCATCCGTTTTGCAGTGATGTTGTGTAGTAAGCTGAACGCCCCGCGCTATCTGCCCTGAGTAACCCTTCAACAGAAAATTCAGCATAATAATCATCGTCATCGTTCAGCAGGCAACGGCTGATTTCCTGTTCGATATTCACCAGCAGCGGACGCAGTGTATTGGTCAGAAACTGCATATTCATCCCTTCCACACTTGACGCCCAGCTGCTCTGTTTATCCATGTGACCAACCATGAACGGCGGCACGCGGAACCAGCGGCAAATCTCCTCTATGCTGAAAGTCCGGCTTTCCAGCATTTGCGCAGCCTCCGGGTTCATGGTGACATTGTTGTATTTCATCCCCCCTTCAAGCACCATAATTTTTCCGGCATTTTTTGAACCGACAAATGCCTCAATATATTTCCTGATCCGCCCGCGCTGATCATCGTTCAGCGGCATTTCTGCCGACAGGAATCCGGAGCTCTGAAGACCGTTTTCGAATATTTTTGCGGCGGACTCCTCGACAGACATCGCGGCACCAATCACATCACGCCCGGTTTTTACCGGGATCATGCCGCAGATACCATCCATCCCGAAACCACGTATATGCATCATCGATTTCAGAGGAATATCTCGCTTTGTCTGTGTCAGCGGGTCGGTATATTCATATTCCAGACGACCGCTTTTTCCGCGTCTTACCACCATGTTCTGTGGTAAGAGCGGGTGCAAAGCGACCAGTTTTGATCCGATATACCGCTTCTCAATAAAGCCGTTACCCCGCAGGCAGATACTGGCGACCACCATCAGCATAAAACGGGATGGTGTCATCTCAGCGTTCGGCTGCTTACATAAAAGCCGGTATACCGGATGCTCTTTCGCCAGCGTCCGGGAGCCGTCACTCTGATTCTGATAGATTTTCAGCGGCAATGTTGAGATGGATTCACTTAGCAGGCGCACACAGGACCATACCGCAGACAGCTGCATGGCTTTATCTGCCGTCACTACCTTTCCGCTGCTGCTGGTACCGGCCCATTCCTGCCAGAATTCACCGGATGTCAGATGAACAGGCACGCCCAGCCAGTTAAGCAGCGCACTGCGGATGCGGCCCGGTTGCTTATTTTGCTTCATTAAATACCTACCATAATTGGGTTTTCAAAGAATCCGGAAAGATCCTGCTTATCCTCCCCGCCATTCACCATCTGGCGTGATTTGGCCGTAAACAGCGCGACCGGTCCGTCAATTTTGTTTTCCGGTGTCGATTTGTTCGGGAAGATGTTGTCGTTTTTGTCCGGCTTTACAGTCACGTTCGACATCATCCAGGACATCATCGGGTTGTGATCATGGTGAAATTTGCCGGAATAGACATCGGCCTGTACTGTTTTCATGGATTCAGACATGTTTTTCACTGTCTGCGCCACTTCCACCAGCGGGATGCCCTCTTCCGCCAGGCGGCGTGAGAACTGCACCGCGCTCCATGGGTCAAACCCGAGTTCACGCAGATCGTCACCTTCGCACCATGCCAGAATGTCGGCTTTGATGATGTCATGATCAATAACCTCGCCGTCAGTCAGTTCAAGATGTCCGGCAGCCGCCCATTTCCGATACAGCTCCGCAATATGGTTCGGTGCGGTTTCTATCCGGTCTTCCGGCAGCCAGAATTTACACTTAACATGCACCTGTCCGCGCGGATCTTCATAAACCTTAATTGCTGCGGCCACGTCGATTTTATTTGCCAGGTCAACGCCGACCCAGACCGGGTAATTTTTCAGTTCATCATCCGGCGCATTCTCTGGGCAGTTGTCCCATTTTCCTGAGTCCATCCAAATCGACTCCGCGTTAACCCACATATTGAGGTGTTTGGTCAGAAAGTTGGGCCGGGCGGCAATCTGCTCTTTTGCTTTTTTCGCCAGGCGGCGCATATCATCAAAACGTTTACAGACACCCAGCCCCGGGTTGGCTTTTATCCAGATGCTTTCATCGAACGGATCATCACCTTCGTCCGGCGTATAAATTGCCGCGAAAAAGGTGTCATCCTCCACCACACCCCGCAGCACCTTGATGGCGTAATCCCTCAGTTCGTAGCAGATGCCTTCGCGGTTAAACCCCGCCGTGGTGATCGCAAACAGCAGTGATTGCAGACGGGCACCGGTCGCCGTTTCCAGCACATCCCACACATCACGGGTTTTGTGGGCGTGAAGTTCGTCCACAATACCGCAGTGAATATTCAGGCCGTCGAGGTTGTTTGCGTCACTGGAAAGCGGTTCGAACTTGGATGCGGATCGCTCCTGGTAAATCGCCAGTTTATTAAATTCAAACAGGCGACCAAGTGAGCTTTTCGCCTTTTTGATCATGTTTTTCGCATCTTCAAACACGATACGGGCCTGGTCACGGGTTGTGGCAGCCGAGTAAACCTCGGCGCCCCCCTCACCGTCAGCACCGGTCATATACAGGCCGATGCCGGATGAAAGTGTGGATTTGGCGTTTTTACGCGCCACTTCGTTATAGGCTGTCCGGAAGCGACGAACCAGTACCGGATCGCCGTCATCGTCGTACTGAGCCTCACCGCTGAGTTCATCAACCAGCGGGATCACGAAACCAAAGATATTAATCAGAATAAAGGTATGCCACGGCATCAGCTCTATCGGCTTGCCTGCCAGCGCCCCTTTGACGTGCGGGACAAACTGGTAAAAATCCAGAATATGCTGGGCGCGTTCTTCAATGAAAAAGATATCGCGCTCAGGGCCGCGCTCTAAATCATCAAGAAACCGCTGACACGCCAGGCGTATCAGTTCGCCCGTAACTATTTCTCCGGCAACCACCTGTTCGGCGTACCGGATCCCATCTGCTACGGTTGCCATTCATCATTTGCGCTTTTTCATAAATGCCTCGAAAGGGTCTTCTTCGGCTGGTGTGTTAATCGTTACCTTCGAGCGGGACGCCGGGGTCATACCAAATTCACCCAGCATTGCCCGGATCCGTTTCCAGGCATCAGCTTTCATTGCCGCCACCGGGTGTGCTTTTATCAGTGGTCCGCCATCACTCTGTGTTGTGTAGGTGTAACCTTCTTCGTCCAGGGTGTCGCAGTGCTGCCGGTATTCGGTGTATGCCTCGATCAGCAGCTCCAGCGCTTTGGCATCCATCGAACTCATCACGCCCATGGCATCGAGTTCTTCCCCGATCCGCTTAAACCAGTATTTCCCCTGCTTGGTAAAATGCTTCGGAGTTGAGGGTACCCCTGACGGCGGTTTCGGTTCTTTTTTATTGATCGGGCGTTTTGATGGGTTACCCCTGACCAAACGCAGGTGTGACGGGGTTTTCGGTGGTCCCGACATAATCGTTTTCTCCTATTGATTCCCATCCGGGGATCCCGGAAAAAAGTTTTCTAACCTGCGGCGATCTGAAAAGAGGTAAGGCGGCGGTCCTCTGGCCGTGGGGCGGCAGAGATTTGACCTCCCCCTCCCCCTGCTCTATTCAAGGTGAATATCCGGAGCATCATCAACCACAGACGGATGCCAGAGAAAACTAACAGATATAGATGAATGCGGCGGCGATGTTGTTTCTATCTTTATGTCGGTCTGGTGGGATAACATCTCACCATCAACACTGAGGCAATACCCGACAAACCTCCCGCCTTTAAACATCCGGGATAGCTTAACCTGCTTCTTTTTCATCGTGTTCTCTCCGTTGCAGTCTTCCGGTAGTGACATGGCCAGCACAGACTCTGCAGATTGCTTTCCGCATCGGTTCCCCCATGTGCTTTAGGTGTGATGTGGTCAACTGTCTTTGCTTCAGTTGCCCGGCCTTCACGCAGGCACTCTTGGCATAGGTGTTTATCCCTGCTCAGCACCACAGCACGCAACCTGTCCCACTTGGTACCATAGCCGCGTTCGTGACGGCTCTTGCCCTGCTGGTGGTTCTCCCACCCTGTATTGCGATGTTCTTCGCAGTATCCGCTGCGGTCGGTGGTTGTCTTTGCGCAGCCGCGTTTGCGGCACGCGCGGGGTATACGTGGTGGCATCATATCCTCCGATTACAAAGCCCGCTCATTATGAACAGGCTTTATGATTGGTTTATGCCGTCTCTCCGGCTGTCACGCCATGCTGCTCCGGCAGTTGACGTTGCTGCCCGTATCGGTAACCACACCGTGGATTCGTTGTTTTTGATTCTCTCCGTGCACTCACTGCATGAGATAAACAGGTCATAGTTAACACAAGGAGACTGCGACAACGCCGCGCATAAAAAAGCCCACTCAGTGAGCAGGCTTTGTGATGGGTTATTCGTCAGAAGCGGGAGATTCGCTTTTGCAGTACCTGAGAATATTTCGCCATTAATGACAACTGGTCGATTAATAAATCCTGGTCTTCCTGATGGATGGATTTAAAAATATCCCCACCAGTAAATGCGGTGAGCTTTGAAATTTTGTCATCAAGCTCTGCTTTTTCATCCACTACTCGCTGTTGATGTGGTTGCATAGTTAACTCCTGTAGATATAAAAAAGCCCCGCTGTTTAGCGAGGCGTTGCTACTTTATCTGACCTGTGAGCTTTATCGCCCAATAGTCATATGGGGTCAGGCTGTGTATGGCATCCGCCAAATCAAGCAGCCAGTCAGGCCACCAGTTTCGGACAGCTACACGACACTCCCCCTTAGGGTCACCAACATAAATTGGCACAATCCCCATAAACAGGCCGTAGTGGTCGTAATCCTGCTTTATCTGTTCTTTTGTCAGCCGGTTAAATATCGCCATTATTTCGCTCTCTCCGCCTCAATCTCCCGTATTGCCTGCTTATCCAGATTGCATGCTTTAATTACTGACATCAGTTCGATGTTGTATTCCGCGATATCGCCCCACGTCATTTTGTCGGGAATATCCGGCATCGGGCAGTCAGTAGTCAGGCTTGCAGGGATTGGGACGTGAGGGGCTGATACATACTCAGTCTTTGTACTGCCGCATCCGGTCAATGAGACCACCAGGAGCAGCAGCGGAAGCGCAGTCATTACCCACAAGAATAACGTTGACGTCTTTCTTGGCTGCCTGTGCGTCCAGTGTGTTTTTTCGCTTGGCATCTATGGTCTCCCCAGAGATACGATGAAAAGTAGTGACTGCGGTTAATGTGGTGGCATTAATCACCTGCTGTGCTGACAGCTTTTCAGATAGTGTGTCACGCTCTTTCCTGGCATCACCGAGAGCGTCACAAAGAAAAGCCATCAAAATCAGCGACACCGCCAGCAGCACGCCGCAGACAGTTACCATTGTTTTCACATCTGCCCCCGCACATTCTCACACTCATAGTGGATCACACCGTCCAGTGGGTTACCCGGTAGCGGCTTACAGTGATTCGGGAGTGAATACAGATAACAGCCCGCCAACAGAGCAGTAGTCAGCAGGATGATAGCAATGATGATCAGCATTAAAGGGTTCCGTGGCATACCGCTTTCTCCGTCTCGCGCCGGTTAATCAGACCCTGCCACTGTTTACCACCGGCAAACGTCCAGCGCTTCATTTCGTCACACGCACCGGCGATATCACCGGCATTGAGTTTACGCAGCATCGTGGAGCGCGAAAATGCGCCGGGGCCGACGTTGTAGACAAATGAATAGATGGCCGCCCGGGTGTTATCGTCAATCGACACTTTGATCATCGGGTCAACCGCGCGCCGGACTTTCGTCAGGTCGTCATGCAGCAGCGCCTTACATTCAGCGTCCGTGTACAGCTTGCCGGGCTGAATATCACTACCGGTATGGCCGTAACATACGGTGAGCACCCCGGCCACATCACGGTAAGGTTTGTACTCAACACCCTCATACGCGGGGATCAGCACCAGCGCACCGGCAATCGCCCCGGCGGCACAAGCGGCCATGACTTTTTTAAATAATCGGTTATTCATGATGTTCTCCGGCTTTCAGTTGGAATTCTTTCCGTTTGTAATACCAGTTCACCAGGAACGTCCCGACAGTACAGATGATCCCGGCAACAATAGCCCACTGGTCCAGAGATAAAACGCCAAAAGCAGAGGTTATAAGTCCCCAGGCGTATGCTGTAGGGCTGGAATATTTGTCAGGCATGCGCATATCCACCCCCTGCGGAGTGTTCCGTATGTTGAGTGATAGGGAAATGCCGCAACCGGTTTATATTGTTACAGACGGTTAAAATGAGGTGGCTGCGGCATTGTTCTGGTAATCCCACCAGCGGCGGGAAAGCAATAAAAAGAGCACTGTGGCCGAATACGGATTAGGTAATGAGCCTGTCGTATTCCAATGCTCTTGTTGTTGCGGGAAATAAAAAAGGTCGCCGGAGCGACCTGTTAATATTGTAATTCAAATATTAAACTTAAATAGACCTATAATGTGGTTTCAAGACGTCATGCCATTGTCTCAACGTTGAAGCTCTTCTTATTTTTGTTTTCTCACTCAATGACAGACATTTTTCCTTCAAGAATTCATCTGCAGTTTGTGGATTTATTTCAGATAAGTTGTTAACTCCACTCCAGGTAACCCAAGCCCAACCGCAATGACTGGCTTCAAAGCTCCGAGCAGCAATAGCATATTTACGCTCAATGTCATCAAATTCTGCAATTTGTTGGCCTAATGCAGATAAATAACCAGATTGATTAATAAATCCAAGGATCTTAGCTGCATGCTTATAATACGCTATGTGCCTAGCATCTAATCCTATAGTCTGGGCTGATACTGGTTTATCTTCCCATATCAATCGAACCAGAAGAAAAACCTTCTCTATAATGTTTGCTTGTGGTACTTGATAGCCACCAACATACTCACTTGCCATTCTGGCTAACTTATTTATATGAATTTCGGCATCTCTTTTACTTATCTTCAGAATGATCTCATCTGTATTATTACTTTTAAGTTCAAAGTCGGAGCTAGTATCAATAATTCCCTGAAAAAGGGCAGAAAGACTTTGAGCATCAATTTTATTTTTTTCAACAAAGGATATGATGTCTTGTTTTCCAATAATCAACTGATTAAGCTTCAACAATAACTCTTCAATAGAATTCATTTCTTGAGCTTTAAATGATAAAACAAAAGAACCAGGCCTTGCAGCAACAGGTACCATTGAATCTTTTATATCAAAGATATCTAAAAGTGAATTATATAATTCATTAAATCTCTCAAATAATCTTGAAACACCATTAAGTTCAAGTGGTTTTATAGCGCTACTTGATTTTTCAATATGTATCTCATGTGTTGAAAATTGCTTTTGCTCCCCAAGCTTTCCGGTTTCAAGCATAGGCACAACCATACTGATAAACAAACCTTCTTTTGGAAGCTTGACCAATGTTTTTATCTTATCAGTATCAAAACAAAGAAAGTCTACTTTCTCTTTTTCATCATAAGGAAGGTTTATTTGATAAAAAAACTTTTGCTCTTGGTAAACAAGAGATTGATATATATCGATTCTTTTTCTTTCTAAATTTTCCAACCTAGAACTTGATATAGGAATCAAAAACCATTTGTCATATTCTTCTTCATCACCAATCCAGTAAAGAAGAAAGATCCCACCAACCTCGTTAGTAACTGAGAAAAATTTAGGTCCCTCGAAAAATTCATAAACATTTTTCATATATAAAGAACCAAAACGAGTATCCTTCAAGAATAGATTACTCATTTAGTCACCTCCCTTATACATGAAAATTTTTTGTGAACCTGATGATCCTTTACAAACCATATAGTGTAATGCGTGGTATCAGGAGCTCCGGTTTTTAACATCTTCCCATCACCCGGACTTAGTTCACCTTTAGCTACAAATCTAGTGCCCACACCTTCTGGAAATTTGTCAAACGCGTTTGTTACTGATTTTTCATCGGAGTACAGAGAAGTCCCATAGCAATACGTAAGACTAATACCTTTAAATCTTTTCAGTCTGTTAGGATTTTCAGTATACATATCATCGAAGCAATGTAGTGACGCAGGGTTTTGCTTCACGAGCCGGAAAAATACACCATTAGCCTCTGTTGCGTTACTTGGAGGAACATTCTTAGGATAGTAATCTGGAAAGCTATACTCAGGAGCAACAACTTCCTTTTTCTTTCTTTCAGCCATAACAATCACATAACAAAAATAATTTAAAAAAGACATAGAGTCAGATCCTATGCCAACTATTTTCTCATGGTGCTAAATGTATAACTAATTATTAATTATAAATAATTAAACCCACTCAATTTGGTGGGCCTATATTTAGCTGATTGTTTTGTTGATACTTTTCTCAGCTTATTGCTGAAATACTAACCTCGTTACATTGGAAGTCAAGCTTTAATCAAATGTTCAAGTGTACACGCCAAGAAATTTTCACAATTGCAAGGCAGGCTAAATTGGGCAGATCGACCACTGTTCATAACCACAGTATAAACGATTCATTCGGGTATACAAAGTACCTACGGACCTATGAGCACAATTAGATAATCATGCAGATAAAAGCCGCACACAGCTCTTGTGTTAAGTGATAACAAGGTGATTGATACTGTGGCGGCGTATACGAAAAAAGGCCGCACAGGGCGGCCTTTAAGATTGGTGGATGATTTAGTTCATCCGGACTGCTCTGCGCTACCAGAGCCTCACAGCAAGTATCCAGTTGTTCGGAATAACCGAACACGTGAACTACCAAGAAACTCAGAAGGGTTTAAATTGTAAGTTATCATTGTACGTTAGACTTCAACCTCAAAAAAATATAATTATAAAATAAAAATATATTATTCAATGAGATAAAGCGTTTTTTATTATCAATAATTAGTAGAAAATGACAGAAATAACTTTCAACATAATTTTCAGCAATAAAACCGCTCATTTTTACACTTAGCCTGAGCGCGCGGTTTACCTGAACCCGTCAAAATTCTTTGACTTAAATCAATTTCAATCACCTTATTCCGGAGGAAATCAATCAGTATTTCTATATGATAGATAGCAAGAAAGCTCACCAGGGGGCAACCTAGTGAGCTCTCGATATGGTCGGTGACCAAATTTTTCGTCTCTAATTTGAACACAAAGAAAAGACTCATTTCTAATCTTCAAACTGATTGTAGTCTTTTGAGTCGACCGAGTAAAGAGACCCGGCAAAGGGTTTGAGATGACACTTTTTGCTATTGCGATTGCGTTTTTAAAACGCATTATCGCAAACAAGAGATTGTCTCTGAATTTAAATAGCGGTTTTTCATGCCGTTTTATCAAATTCAGATTGGTTTTTTCAGTCAAAATTAATGCTTGATTCTAAGTCATCCAAGGAGAGCGAAAGCTCTCCTTTTTTTCAACAAAAAACCCTGCAATTGCGAGGTTTCTGTTTATAAGCAATGTGACATAGGAATCACTCTTATCACAGTAGCACCGAATTTGCGTAGCGCACTAATACTTTTTTACTGCAATTTATTACCCTGGCTTTTTCTATCTCTAAATCCATATCAAGAACTGCACCAGTGGCATACAGATAACCATCAACAAACCCCTCGGCAACCTGAATCATCTGTCGTATACGCCCCTCGCTTAACTTCCATTTACGGGCTATTGCCCGTTTTGACACCCCATACATGTAATGAGCAACAATCAGATTAAGCTCTTCATCTTTTCTGACAGCTTTTAACTTCGTAATTGCCTGGTCGATAACGCGGCCATCGTGATCGCTGCATGACTGGCGCTCCGATCTGTTACTGACGATAAGCCTTTTAAATCCTGCTGCTATGTGTGAGTAGTCCACTCTGCAGTTGTCTGATGAAGCCCATCCGCCCCAGCGGTCTAATGCAATCTGAATATCTCTCATCGTTTATCTCTCCGCGCTCCGTACAGCGCATTAACCAAAAACACCAATCCCGTATGACCGGTTCATAAACTTAAATAACAACTCCAGCTGACTGCCGTGCTTTGCTTCCCATGCTGCCGGGTTCCTGTGTAACTCGTCGTGGTGAACCCGGCACAACGGGATAGTAAAAATGTCGTGTGCTTTTGTACCTGTGCCGCCGGTACCGTGACCGATAATATGATGCGGGTCGTCCGCCTGCTGGCCGCACACACAACACGGCTGGCTTTTCACCCACTGCAGGTATTTCAGACACTCCCAGCGCTTTAACTTCGGGATCCGCATAAAACTTGCTGGCGGCTCAGGATCCACCTTAAGAACAACGACAGGCTTTATCTTCTCTACGATTTCCTGAACAATCCGGCTGTGTGAGCGCGGTTGATGGACAATGGAATGCTCTGTCATGGTGCCGGTTATCTCTTCTTCCGGTGGCTGCATCAGGATGTATGAGCTGATAAAGGCCGGAAGATGATCACTGACGCGGCGCATCACCGACCAGGTGAACAAATCGGAAGGATTCAGAAGATGACCGACCGGCAGCCGCAGATCGGTAAAGATGCAGCGTGCCACCAGTGCCCGCTGGTTACACAACAGAATTTCGTCCGCCTGCTGCTGGTGGACATCACCCGCCCGCAGGATGTTGTCATGGTGCCAGCATGTCCGGATAAAACCATCTTTGTGGCGGGTCATGGTCAGTTCGTGGTGGTGGTAAGGGTTTTCCGGATCGTTAATCTGGCAGTAGCCAACTGATTTAACGTAGTGACGGGATCCGGATAGTCCGCCGGCGGCTTTTATCACGGCAGGATTATCCAGGAAACGCAGTACCCGCTCATCTGTCAGCAGCGGCTGTGCATCTGCCGGTACCAGGCCGGACGGAATGCCATTCATCGAGTGCGGCGCCGCGCTCACCAGGTAGCGGGCACCGTTCAGAAAATTGCAGATCTCCGCACCCGGATTAAACATCAGGATCCGGGCATCTTTTTGGACAAAGCCGGTTAACAGGTAATTCATCAGGCCACCGCCGGAGTCATCATCAGTGCCAGCAGCTCAGCTGATTTGCTTTCAAAGAAGTGCGGCTGCGTTTCCCGTGGGTTTGCCGGGGATGTCATATTTTTACCGTATGCCAGTCCCCTCACCGTTATCGACCAGAACAGGCGCTGTGTGCCGCGTGATCCTGGCCGGGCTTTCTGTTCCACAATCCCCAGCTCAGCCAGGCGCTTATATGCCCGGGTAGCAGACAACGCTGCATTGTGATTTCTCAGTAGTGTTGTCAGGGAGGTTGTCGGTCTGCTGGAACTATCCACCGCGCCCGCCGGTGCATCAATCGCATAGGACGGAGCCAGATCCGGAAGACCAGCCATCTTTTGCAGCTTCTGATATCCGCCAAGCTTTGAGGAATTCGACAGATTCAGTGTTTTTGCCATAGACTCCAGCAGGATAGCTCCGGCCTGAACCTTATCAGCCAGCTGTATCGCCTGCTGTGTTCCGGCCAGCACATCAAACGTGCGGATCACTTTCAGATTGAATGAAGGGCTGATCCACATCGCATAGGCATAAACTAATTCTTTGCACACGTAGGTGCCCTGTTCGGTGCCACCACGCAGCACATTTACCGGCTGTGTACCCGAGTCGCAGATTTGCAACTCGGCAATAAGTTGCTCTGTCTGTGCGTTTCTCAGCCAGTAAGGCGGTTTATGCCTTTCCTCTCCACCAGCGGCCCGGTGCAAATCATTCAGGCAATAGCGACCGGCCATATCCCGGCGCACATTAATACCATCGACAATAATCAGATTACTCATCGTTATCTCTCCACTCATTAAGCGCAGCCGTATACTGCGCGTTTTACATAGGGGCTGATCGTCACCACGGATTTACCACCAGCGACTTTTTCACCCCATTCAATATCAAGATGCTTTACCTGGCTGTCGTCATTCCAGATACCGGCATGTGTCAGTGCGTCCTGTATCGCCTTGATGAAGTTATCCAGATCCCTGCGGTGATTCGATGGCGGGAACAGCACCAGCTTCAGGCTGATATCACCGGTGACCGGTTTCGGTGTCCGGCCGTTAAAATGATCCAGGATGTCAGCAATAACATTCAGACGGAACCGGCGGCCGTTTTCGCTGATCAGCACTCGGCCTTTTAAGGCTCCCCGCGATGGGGAGCGCCAGTAAGTGTTCATACTCGGCGGGAACGGAAGGGTCAGAGTTATTGCGCTGTGCATGACGGTCTCCGGTTCCAGGCTGCGATCGCCTCGTCTTCATCAAACCGTTTCATCCGCACCCCACATCCATCACAGGCAACACCGTACAATGTCAGGCCGTGGCTGCTGGGGCGGTGTATCGTGATATCAGCACATCCGCAAAACGGGCACGGTTTTAGTTTCTGTATCTTTTTAATCAGCTTACTCACGCCACCACCCCGCTACTCTGTTTCATCTCCCGGCGCTTTGCCGCCAGTGCCGTAAATAACCGGTTGTGCATGGAGACAAACCTCCGTTCTGTCATATCCTGATGAGTTCCTGCTGACGTTGCGGTACGGCCAGCCAACCCTGCGAGCTGGCGCTTTGTCCTTACCTGCTCGCCGTATGCCGCGATTTTTTCCGCAGCTCCGGGCAGCACCGTATAGACTATTTTGATACCGTTCCGCCGCTCGCCCGCATTGATAACCCCTGCGTTATCCAGAATCCTGATTGCTGACTGACTTTTGCTGCACGTCACGCCATATTTATCCATGATGTACCGGGTGGTAATTTCAGCCCCCTGCTCTTCGGTTTCGGCAATGGTTATGTAGAGTGGTATTTTCTTTTTATCTGTCACTATGCCGCCCTTACTTCTGCCAGATACTGATTACCGATAGATTCCAGATCCTGTTTCAGCGCGAAAGAAGGCAACCGGCGCGGGGTGATAAACGGACGCCAGATAAGAAACATTGAGCCCTTGCTGTTACCCTTTTTCTCCTCGCCGGTGACGGGATTAACGAAATTGATACGGCCGCCGGTAATTACCCGGATTTCATCAACCGTTTTCAGTGCTTCCAAAAACCAGCCAACAGACATATCTTCCGGTACCAGCATTACGACAGGTTGATTTTGCATGCGTGCCTGTTCGGCAGCCTTTTCCACCCATGGACGGATATTGCTGAATGGCGGGTTACACCAGATAGCACCATGGCTGACCCACTCCGATTTCAGAGCATCATCCTGCTCAGTCAGATACCGGGAACAAAGTGCATTGATATCACTCGCTGCGGCATCCAGATAAAATCCGAACTCCAAATCCAGAGCCGTGAAAAGCCACTCCGGAGTCTGCCAGCTGTCTTTGTGTTCAGGGGCTGTGTTACTTGCATATCCGGCCATCAGATAGCCCCCTTGTTCTGGTGGGTTTTCACCACTTCACGCAGGCGCTGGTACCGGCTGTGGAATGTGAATGCATCTGCAATATGCAGCCAGCCGCGGCGCTGAATGTGCTTTTCAAAAAAGCGGTCATCTGTCCAGGCACGTTTCAGGTCACGCAATACCCACCACCGGATAAACCGGTGCAGAACCGCCATCACAGGAACCACACTCACACCGTAAATTTCTTTGCTTTCTGAACGCATGATCATGCTGCCTCCCGTTCTTTTGCGGCCTGTTCTGTGGCCTGTTTCCAGTACCCGCGGAATGCTGCGCGTCCAGCAATTTCATTCATCCGCCCAATGTAGGATTTGTGTTTTGCGACCAGCTCCTGCACGCGGTTTTCTGGCTTCCAGTTGGAGGATGAGAACATTTTTCTGAAGACTTCATCGCACTCGGTGGTGTCGATGTGCTTTGAGTCCGCAGCGCGTTTAAATCCGGCTGCCTGTCTCAGCCAGTAATTAAACCCAGCGTTCCAGTCAGCGTATTGTGTGCCCTTGCTGGCGTGGTAGTCCCTGAATTTGCCAAACTCATCCTGAACATCCAATCCGGCAGTTTTTGCCCGTTCAGTGTGTTCCGGTGACGGCGCGAAGTTTTCCGGCATCACGGTTTTGCTTTTGGCTTTTCCGCGAACAGGATTAATATTTTTATTATCTGGATCTATGACTGGATCATTACTGATTCTGGGTGCAGATCCTGCACCACTATCGGAACCAGTTGCACCACCTGGTGAATCTGCTGCACCAGTCCCGGAACCATTTGCACCACTCACCCCCGCAGGATTTGCACCATATGGTGCAGGAGATTCACCACTAACAACGGCAGCATTTAAACGCAGGTGGTAGATATTTGACTGGTTAAGGCCGTTGGCAGATTTCCGGGCTTCAATACGAACCAGCCCCATTTCCACCAGGGCATTAATATGGTTCTGTACTGATCGCTCTGACATTTCGCACTGCTCAGCAATGTACGGCACAGACGGCCACGATTCGCCCTGGTCGTTGGCATTATCAGCCAGTTTGACCAGCACCAGTTTGCGCAGCGCGTTACCGGTTTTTATCTGCAAAGCCCGCGCAGTTAAAATCATGCTCATGGTTTCACCTCATCCACGCGTGTATACCGCTCCTGAAAGGTTTTCAGAGGTTCAAAGCACGGATGCTCATAGCCGTCACGCATGAAAATCACCCGGCTGTTTTGCCGGTCAAACCGGACAACGTGAACTTTCCGCCCGCGGCTGTCGGTGTAATACCGATCAAGATTGTCAGCTGTTTCTTTCATGCCGCGGCTCCTGCTGTCTTACCCAGGCGGTTAAAATCACCTACCGCCCACTTCACAAACTGGTAGTTTGTTTCCGAGAAACCTTCCGGTACTCTTACCGTATAAACAAATGCGGCAGGGTCTTTACCACCCTTAACAGGAGCAACGCGGAGTTGCGCAAAGCCTGCCAAATGAGTTAATCTGCTCATGCGTTTATCTCTTCACACAAATTGATATAGCGCGACCGAAGCCGGAGGCCGTATACCTTCGGCTTCACCCTTTCTGGTTACCTGAATCATTTCCCACCCCGTAGACCGCTTTCAGTGATGCGACAAAACCCAGCGCATAGGCGAATACCTTGTTCATTTTTTTATAGATCGCTGTCATCTCTTCCGGAGTCAGCACATCGTCTTCAAGGCTTTTCTGGATAAGTGATGCAAGTTGTCCCTGGTGGGAACTCAGGTTTGTCTGTATTTTGAATAATTCCACTTCGTCGATATTTTCGGGTTCTATCGCTTCCATCGGTGTAATACCGTGCCGGTCCATGTGGTATTCGACCAGGTGACGGGTTTTGGTCAGGTCTTCCATCGCTTCCAGCTCGTCATTGTCGAAAAACCGGCAGCCGTTCTTCTCGTACAGATTGTTGTTGAATGTCGTCAGTGACATCCCCAGCGCACCAGCCAGCGCTTCCCGCCCACCCGGCATGGCGCAGCACATCTTTTTTACGACTTCTTTCAGTGATTCATTCTTCATTGCCTACTCGCTTTCTGATTGGGTTGTAGTTACCTCATCCATAGACACCATGTATCCTTACTCTGTCTGTGGTCGATTCATCGCCATTAAGTCGGTTAAATCAGGGCGAATATCTAGGGGGGAGACTTCATTGTTGGTGGCTTTGACGATCAGCATCACGAATCGGGCATCAATACCGCCACCATGAAGCCAGCGCCATACTGTAGGCTGACTGACACCGCATAACGTGGCGAGTTTCTGTTGTCCACCAGCGATACTGATTGCCTTTTGGATCGCTTTATTTTTCATGTTTAACCTCATTCGTATAATCACAATAGGATAATAGCAATGAGTATTAATTTATTCAATACCAATAAGTGTTTGCAATTAAATACCCATGGCTATAAATTCGCGTACATGAAAAGTACACTTGCAGAGCGCCTCAAAGAGGCTATGAAAATCCGAGGTGACATGACTCAGGCTTCTTTAGCTGAGGCATCTGGTGTCGCTCAGCCCACCATCTGGCGGTTAGTGAACGGAAAAGCCAAAGGATCAGTAAAGCTAGTGGATATTGCGAACGCCCTTGCAGTCAATATAGATTGGCTTGCAAACGGGGTTGGTGAGATGAATAGCCCAAATAAAGAGCCACCATTCCAGATTGATAAATCGTTGAACATTCCCGTCTGGAATGAGAAAGGGAGAACTGAAGATTTCGTGATCTCTCCTGTTGGAAAGCCGCTATCTTCATATAGAGCTTACATTATAAATCGCAATACTGGGTGTTCTGATGTCTCATCCGGAAGTATCGCTATAACCGATTACGAAATATCTCCAGGAACAGGTGATTTGGTTATTGCGAAAGTGGGTGGGAACATTTCTGCTTATAAATTCCTTGACGGCGGTGAGCACGGATTCCTTTCAGTTGACGATTCGCGCGTTCCGTTGGTTGACCTGTCCACTGCAGAATTGCTCGGTGTAGTGGTGTTTCTTATCCGAGACTTCAGAAGGTAATCTGAGGTTTTCTTGTCATCAACAAAAACCCTCTCGTACTTGCCGATTCCACACCTCATTAACACCATCACCATTGTCCCATTCCTCTCGAATATAACACCGGGTCACATTAACTGTACAAATACACAGTAGTATAGTTATACTTTAAACATCTATCGTTATATTGCAAGAAAATTTCTCCTTTTTGAGGGATAGCATAGAGTATTAAATAAAACGATTTTATATTTTTATTACTTTAATTCATTTAGTTACGTCAGATTTCCACCTAGCACCAAAAATACTGATTGCTATATTAAATACTGATTGCTATATTTACCTCAGACAAAAAAATGAGGTAATCCAAATGCAAACAGAACCAATCATCACCACTAACAACATGTCAGTAGACGATGTTACCGCGTGGATCACCGAAAAAGCCCAGGCTTTTCACAAACTGCAATCACTCCGTACCGAACGCGAAAGAGCAATCCGCGATCACGAACGTGCTCTCGACCGATTTGATGAAGACATTGCCAAGTGGGAAGACCGCTGTGCTTTAACAGTACAACCGCAGTAACGGCTGCGTATCTGAATAGCTGTGTGAAGAGTAAACGACCCCATAACAATAACCATGCAATACCATTAGCGGCCGTGCATACCACGGTGCAGTCCACCAGCCGGCCGCCATTTTTTACAAACATAAGTCCACCGGCGTAAATCGTCCTGCCGGATATACCTTGCCTAACCGCTGGTGGACTTATCTTTGTGTGAAGAGATAAATGAGGAATTAACAATGTCACGACCATCAATTAAAAGCGCTATTATATTTAAGGCTGAGTTACCCTCAGCCGAGGCATTAAGTAAGCACTTATCAGAATGTTTATTTACTGATATTTTGGAATCTCACTATTTCAGTTGTGGGTTTATTCCAAATATAGTAACAAATGAAGTTGTTACCCCGATTGAAGGTGGTTTTTTATTGTCATATCGCATTGATGAAAAAATACTGCCAAAATCTGTTATTGCGCGAGAATTGCACGACCGATCACAAAAATTACAGGACGAAGGTATTGAGTTTGACGCAATGGCGCTCAAAGAAACAACCTGTGCAGAGCTACTTAAGCGTGCATTCGTCAAAAGTACGCACGTCCTGGCGCTGTACAGCGAAAAGAATCAGTTTCTTGTTGTTGCAACCTCACGGAAACATCACGCCAGCATGGTTATTTCTTCCCTCGTTAAAGCCTGTGGATCAGTAAAAACCGAAACAATCCATATCGACGGCGTTTCAAAAGGGGTTACAGCCCGACTTGATAATATGCTGAACGATAAAGACTCCGGTGACTGCTTTGGTGATAACCTTGAGGTTGGTAGTTTCTTCTTACTGGAGCGCAAGCTGGATAAGAAAAAAGAAGTCGTTAAATACGATACTGATTTTTATTCTGTTCGTGGTGAGCTGGAAGAAAGCCTGAATAATAATTTCAACGTTTCAATGATTGAGCTGTCAACCGGAGATATTACCTTTAAATTAACTGACAACCTTATATTTAAAGGCATCAAGCCAGTAAGCAAAATTGAATTTGATGATAAAGACCATGTATTTCGTTATCGCCATGAATGTGCACTCATGCTCTTTTATACATCAAATGCAATTAACATCCTGATTGATTTACTGAAGTACAAAGAAAAATAATTAAACGAATACTACCAGCACCAAGGAATTAATTACTTATAAAAAGTAACGACTTTTTATTACCTTAATTTGTGTGGAGAGATAAATGCATATTGACCAAATAGCACTAATTACGGCCATTAACAACGAAATTTCAGCCCAGCATCCGGGAATACCGGCAGAGCCGAGATTCTTCAATGTCGTAATTAATGCTGCAAACATGATTTGCGCTGAGTTTAAAAAACCAACAATTAAGGCCAGCCATGATATAGGGCTTCGCGCATGGCTTGCCTCACACGATACCGGCATGAGCAACCTGTATATGGCATCTGTTTTATCCGGTGAAAACTGTTCCTCTGGGTTTGCGTACCCGTGGGACCCGTCTGATTTTGGGCGGTGCATTCGTTTAATTGAAGCGGTTCCTGAAATGGCCGGATTTATCAGCAAAATGCAATCTCACGGGCCGGAGTGGGCCGCAATAGTAGCTAACTGGGAAGAGTGGAAGAAATTATACCACGATGAAAATGGCGAAGAGCTATACCGGCAGATGAAAGACGCATATGCAAAATACAGAGCCGCAGAGGAAAAATAAATGTCATATATAGCAACCAGTACCGGAAAACATATTGATTTCGTCAATATCACTCCGGATCAGATTTGTATCGAAGATATCGCGCGTGGCCTGTCGAATGAATGCCGGTTTGCCGGGCAACTGGAGAGTTTCTATTCCGTGGCCCAGCATTCTGTATATGTCAGCCAGATTGTGCCGCCGGAATACGCACTGGAAGCGCTGCTGCACGATGCCGCTGAGGCGTATATCAAAGATATCCCCTCACCGCTGAAAGCCATGCTGCCGGACTACAAGTCCGTGGAAAAACGCATTGAAGCGGTTATCCGTGAGAAGTTCGGCCTGCCGCCGATAATGACCGTTGATGTTCACTACGCCGATCTGGTCATGCTGGCGACCGAAAAACGGGACTTTGAAATAGACCCCGGCGGCCACTGGCCGATGCTGGGTTCAGCCCCACCACATGATGACATCATTATCCAGCCACTGACACCACCGCAGGCATATCACCAGTTTATGGCGCGGTTTGAAATGCTGACAACTGAGGAATAGGCCATGAAAGAGCGCGGAATAATTTTCAACACGGAGATGGTACGCGCCATTCTCGACGGCCGGAAGACGCAGACGCGGCGGGTTATGAAGCCACAGCCAGTGCCTATTAACAGTGGCGCTAATCATGTGTGGTATTGCGAAAAAATAGATGCGAGCCTTGATGTTAAAGATGCTTTACAAGATGGAAATGTTGGCTGGTATGGTTTGATTTCTTCTGTTTGCCCACTCGGTGGAGTTGGCGACCGGCTTTGGGTGCGTGAAACTTTTGCATTACTTGGTAACGAAGATGGTGTTTGTGTCGATTGGAATGACCGAATTATTTATGACGAAAAAGAAGCCGCCAGAATTTATAGATCCTCTTGTGAGCAAAAAGACGGTGATTACGGCCTATGGTCAATCCCTGATGATGCTGACTGGAAGCCTCATACTGACAATCATAAATATGATGGAACATGGCGACCATCTATCCACATGCCGCGCTGGGCTTCTCGCATACTACTGGAAATAACCGGCGTTCGTGTTGAGCGGTTGCAGGATATCAGCCAAGCAGATGCTATTGCAGAAGGCGCACCGCCCAGCCACCCATCTATTGATGCTGTATCTCGTGAATATGGCTTCCCTGATTTTCCACGCTCGTGGTTCGGGCAAACATGGTGGCATATCTACGGAAAGGAAAATTGGCAGGCTAACCCGTGGGTGTGGGTTATCGAATTTAAGCAGATTCAGGGGTGAGCAACATGAGCTTCCAAAACGACACGAAATTGCATGAAATGACATGCATAAAATCAGATGGCCTGCACCGGCATTATCATTTTTCTAATCCTCAGAATTCCTGCTACTGGTTCGATATTGTGACAGTACCTGGTTATTTATTCATGACCGGTGATATGGGAACGTGGGCCTTTAGCCGTATACGCGACATGATCCAGTTCTTTAATCACGACAGTATTGATTATGGGTACTGGGCTGAAAAATTACAGATGGGGTCAAATCGTAGTGAGGCTTCAGCTGCATACAAAGAGGTCGATTTATCTTCAACTCTTGAATTTTATCGCCGGTCATTAGAAGAGTGGCTCGCAGATACCATTGAAGGTGAGGACGACAAAGGTACATTAAGTGCAATTAAAAGATCATACAGAGAATTTGCGGAACGTATCGGCCGGTTAAAGTCACTTATATCTGATTATTCAAGTGGAAGAATATCAGAGCATGTTTTTTACCGCGCTGTAGCAGAGGCAGACATGGAAGACGACTCATGGTCTGGTCACCCGTCACCGTGGGATTGGGAAAATTTAAGTCCACATTTCAAACCAACATATCACTACGCATGGGCGTGTGAAGCAATTCAATATGCCTGTCAGCGTATTGCGAATAAAGAACTGGCTGAGGCTGCGGTCGATAAACTGATTTTATTTAAGCAGGTGTCCGCATGAAACCCATCCTCGATATGTGCTGCGGCAGCCGAATGTTTATGCACGATAAGCAAGATCCGCGTGTGTTGTTCAGTGATATCAGAAATGAAGAACATACCCTGTGTGATGGCCGTCTGCTGGAAATTACACCGGATATCATTGCTGACTTTAAAAACCTGCCGTTCCCGGATGAAACATTTTACCAGGTGCTGTTTGATCCGCCCCACCTCGTCCGGGTCGGTAAAAATAGTTGGATGTTCAAAAAATACGGCTCACTGGATAAGCACTCATGGCGTTCTGACCTTGCTGCCGGTTTCAGAGAAGCATTCAGGGTGCTGCGGCCACACGGCAGTTTAATTTTTAAGTGGAATGAAACACAGATCTGGGCGAGTCAGATTCTTGAGCTGACTGAATATAAACCTACCATTGTGCAGCGTGTCGGTAAGAACGATAAAACGCACTGGATGGTATTCTATAAGGATCCGCTATGAGTGAATCTGTTCCGGATATAGCCGCCCGCCTGACTTACACGCTGCAAGTGATGGAAGAAAGGCACGGGTCTAAAATGATGAGTCTGACGAACACTGTCGAGAACAACGCTAAAGAAGCATTACGCCAGTGCATTATGGTTCTTCACTCATATGACTATGAATTAAATAAATTACAAGGGGATAAGGATAGTGAATAAATTCAAACACCTGATGATTGACCTTGAAACTATGGGTAACAAACCAGATTCCGCCATTGTGGCTATTGCTGCAGTTCCGTTCGATATGGTTTCCGGTGTAACTGATGATGCACTTTTTTATGAAATTATCGACCTGCGCAGCAGCGAAAAATACGGTGGTAGTATCGACGCAGACACCGTGCTGTGGTGGCTGGGTAAAAGCGATAATGCCCGAAGTGAGATCATTAACAGCGAAAAAGCTATTGATCTGCCGGATGCGCTGACCCGCCTGAGTTCGTTTGCTTCAGAATTCTGTGAAGAACGCGTGCAGGTATGGGGTAACGGAAGTAATTTCGATAATGTGGTCTTACGTACTGCTTACGAAAATTGCTTGATAGCTCCATTCTGGAAATTCTGGAATGACCGGGATGTGCGCACCATTGTCGAGCTTGGCCGCAATGCCGGCATCGACCCGAAAAAAGATTTCCCGTTTGTTGGTGAAGCACACAATGCACTGGATGATGCATTGCACCAGGTGAATTACGTGGTCGCAATCCACCAGCATTTATTTAAAAACCTCTAATCGTATACGGCGATGTGTGGAGAGAAGACTATGGCTATCGGAAAACTTATGAAAGCCAGCGCATGGGCAAAAAGAGAATTTGAGACAGGATCAATACCCGATAACAGAACCGTCCGGCGCTGGATAGAAATCGGATCGCTGAAAGGCCGAATTGTTGACGGAACTATTCTTGTTCATTCATCTGAACGATGGGGGGTTGAGTCTGAGGTTTCCTCATGCGTAAGCGATCTGATTAAGGCTTCATAATATGGCACGACCTCGCAAACGGGAATTCCGGCATCTGCCGGATTTCCTTTACTATGATAAGTCAGCAAAATGTTACCGCTTCATACTTGTAAACGGTGTCCGTAAAAGTGTTGGTACTGACAAGGCAAAAGCTATAGCCATTGCCCGTGAATACAACAATATTATGCGTCAGGAACGTGCAATCAGCGTTACCTCGCTGATCACTGACTCTGGTGGTGTTAATGGGGAGTCACTACCACTCGCTGAGCATTTTGATCGGCTGTTCGAGCGGATTATTCGTGACGAACAACCGTCTAAAAGCACCCGGTCTGACTGGATAAAAGATGCCGAACGTGTGAAAGAATTTTTTAAAGATATCCCGTCTGCCGAGATCACCCTGGAGCATGTGAACGGATTTATCGCTGAATACCATGCTGACGCATCAGCAAACGTTCAGAACCGGAAAGTCGGATTTTTGAAGAAGATTTTCAGTTACGCAATGGATGAATCGCTGATGCTGGATAACCCGGCTGAACGCAAAAAAATGAAGCGTGTCGACAGTAAACGCCGGCGGCGATTGTCGTATGATGACTTCCTGAAAATCAGAGCATCCGCTGAACCCTGGCTCCGTACTGCTATGGATCTCGCTCTGCAGACAACACAGGCACGGCTGGAAGTGTCGCGCATAAAATATAATATTAAGGCACCGAAGGAAAACACCTGCGGATGTGTCTGGTTCCCAGAGGAAAGAAACGGGATCTACGGGATGCTGTACATTCACCGGCAGAAAGTACAACACAAGGAAGCCGCCCATGTGGCAATACCGATCGGTAAAGTTATAAAGGAAATTATTGATAACAGCCGCGATAACGTTGCCAGTCCGTACATTGTTCACCGCGTTCCTGAGCGGTTACCAAACAAAATAAGCCAGTATGTAAACCACCCCACACAGGTGGCACCGGATTATGTCAGCCGGGGATTCTCAAAAGTCAGAGATAAAGTTGGGGTTGGCGCACACCTTGAACCAGATGAGAGGCCAACTTTTCATGAGATCAGAGCGCTGGCCGCATTTATGTTTAAACAACGCGGATTTGATCCACAAGCCAGGATGGCACATAGTGACGCTGAATCAACAAAAATTTATACAGAAAACCATGTTGATTGGGTCGAGGTACCGCACTGTGAAATCGCATAAATACGGGTGGTAAAACGAACTGTAAGCCTATGATTCGTATAGCGCAAATATTGAGAATAAAGCACTGTTTGCAAACACAGTTAAAACGATATTATTTAATAAATATCATGCAGTTACACAATAGCAAGTCGGTGTCATGGGGTGTCGGGGGTCGCAGGTTCAAATCCTGTCATGCCGACCAGTATTTTTATAAAAAAACCAACCTCTTATGGTTGGTTTTTTTTGTGCCTGTAATTCGAAAATCATCACACCTTAAGCATTTTCACCGTTTCATCGATATCTATCTCATCTTCTGAGAAAATCAGGGTGGTGCCGTGCTGTGTGGTGATCGCCAGTTTTCTGAGTGTGCGCATTTCGGCCGGGCCGGCGGATTTTGGTTTGATGTTGTTCATCAGTACGCCGACAGACAGGACTGCATTCTCTTTATCAATCCCGGTATCTGCCGCTTCTTCCTCACTGTAAACCACGAAGGACTTAATGGCCGTCAGCTTAATACGCTCACCGGCGATGAAAACATATTTGCTTTCCGGCACTACTTTTACCGCATAGGCTGACAACCCTTTATTATTGGTGCCGGGCTCAAATGTCACGGCGGCATTTTTCTTAATCAGGTCAGGATTGGCGACCTTAACCACATGAAAATAACGGTTATCCCCGTTCTCATCTTTGATAAACCCAAAACCTTTATCTTCAAACCATGTTGTGATTGTTCCGTTCATCGCCATTACCACCTGCTTAATCATCTGTTGCTGAGTCATTACAGCGCGCAGTATAAAGGACAATGCCCGCGCAGACCACGCCTTTGGCTGAGATCCGGCGTAATCTTCAGGCACCCTCTTACCTGCCAACCAAAATTCCGGTTAAATAATAGCCTGACACCATAATTTACTGTTATCATCAAAATATGATTAGATATTAATATTATTAACTAACTATATTCCGGTAATCGAGATGTCCTGCAAACGTAAAATTCCGCTCGGAGAAAACGTGCTGGATGCAGCACAAAAGCGGATTGAATGGCTGTTTGATACTTTTGAACAAATCACCCTTTCCTTTTCCGGCGGCAAAGACTCCACCGTTCTTTTTCATCTGGTTGCAGCAGAGGCCAGAAGACGGCACCGGAAATTCAATGTCATGTTTCTCGACTGGGAAGTACAGTATTCCGCTACTATCAGCCATGTTGCTGCCATGAAATCACTCTATGCCGACTGTACTCAGCGGTTTTACTGGATAGCGCTGCCTGTCACCACCGAAAGTGGTATTTCCCAGTATGAACCGGCCTGGACGGCCTGGGAACCCGGTAAAAAATGGGTCCGGCAACCACCGGAAGATGCCATTACTGACCCTGATTTCTTTCCCTTCTATCATCCGGGGATTATTTTTGAAGATTTTACTCCCTCATTTAATCAGTGGATCACCGGAGATCATCACAGCTCTGTCATACTGCTGGGGATCCGCGCCGATGAATCATTAAACCGGTTTCTCGCCATCAGTAATAACCGGAAACTGCGTTATGCCGATGATATCCCGTGGACAACCGCATCACCGGAAGGATTCTATTATATGGGTTACCCGATTTATGACTGGCATGTGAAAGATATCTGGACTTATATTTCCCGCAGCAGACTTCCTTACAATACGATTTATGATCTGATGCATCAGGCCGGTGTCAGTCTCAGTAAAATGCGGATCTGTGAACCCTTCGGCCCGGAACAGCGCAGAGGGTTGTGGCTGTATCATGTCCTGGAGCCGGAAACATGGAGCCTTGCCTGTGCGCGGGTCAGTGGTGCGGATGCCGGTATGTTGTACACACGACCCGGAAATAAAGCCGGTTTTTTCGGTTCCCGCCAAATCAGCAAGCCTGCCGGTCATACCTGGAAATCCTACGCCCGTTTTTTACTGGCCAGCCTGCCGGAAAAAACCGCAGAACACTACCGGAACAAAATTGCGGTCTATCTGCACTGGTATGCAGAGCGGGATTATCCGGACGGGATCCCGGATGAACAATCCGGTGATACAGGCAGTAAAGATATTCCGTCCTGGCGGCGGATCTGCAAAACCCTTTTACGTAATGATTTCTGGTGCCGCTCACTGGCATTCAGCCCGACCAAATCTCATTGCTACGACAAGTATTGCAGGCGCATACAGGCAAAACGCAAAGACTGGCAACTGATATAGCAGACGGATAACATAAATATGAAAACAGTACTCTCTTTACTGGAAAACTATCTGAACGGACTGGATAATGAAGAACAAACAATTGAGGCACTCAACCGGATAAAACTTTTTTTACATCAGCGCAGTCCGTTTAAAGATGAACCGGTCGATTGTGTGCTGTGGGTAAAGCGGGCACAGGTGACCGCAAATGATTATAATCCGAACGTGATGTCACCCTCGGAGAAAAAATTGCTGGAAACGTCTCTGACCAAAGACGGTTATACCCAGCCGGTTGTTGTGCTGCCATCTCCGCACGACCGCTCAGACTTGCAGGTGGTTGATGGCTATCATCGTTATTTATTAAGCCGGAAAAATGCACTGAAAAAACGACTTAACGGATACCTGCCGGTAACGCTGCTCGATACGGAAAATCACGGAGTTGCTGAACAGATGGCCGTTACTATCCGCCATAACCGGGCCCGCGGACAGCATCAGGTTACCGCGATGTCAGATATTGTCCGGGACTTATCACGACTGGGCTGGAGCGATGAAAGAATCGGAGAGGAACTGGGAATGTCGCCGGATGAAGTATTACGGCTTAAGCAAATCAGCGGTCTGGCTGAACTATTTTCTGAGCGGGAATTTTCTGAAGCCTGGACAGTAAAATAAATCATTCCGCTGTTATCCGGTCCGGATGCGGTTTACCGGGATATCTGCGGATAAAAAAACAGATTATGGCAATATAGTTACCCCCTGCTGACGGAGATCATTTTGCTGAGATATTCCCTGCTTTTGCTTTTAATAACGATGTCTGCCGCACAGGCAAAAATTGATATTACAGCTATCGGACAGTGTAAATACAGCGGGCAGTTAACCCCTGAAGATATTGCCGGACAGCCCGGCGACGGTGAAATTCATCTTATTTACCGGACAGACACCACGGGAAGAGCCTATCCGGTAAAAATAACCAAAAATACAGAAAACACACTGACAAATTTACGCCCCGTAATCTGATGGTTTAATATTTATCTGCATCACCCGGGTGCCGTCCGAAAAATAGTTATGCTGTAACCCCGACGGGAACGCCAGTTGCCATAACCGCATGATGGCCGAGTCCTGACAATATTTCCCTGTCAGAATGCCCTGCATTTTATTTACCGATTTTTCTTCTCTGAATAATTCCGGCGGCAGACCAGTAACCTGATAATTCAGGATAATCACGTTATCTTTCCGGGTGACTTCTGTCAGAACGGTGAAAGGATCAACCCGGTGCGGCAGCAGCTGACTCTCATTTTTAATGATCATCGCCTGAAGTGTGTCGTACTCTTCCGGTGATTTTGTCCCTGTTAAAAATACATATCAAATAACATTTTGGTGCTGATCCCGGCAGAGACCAGAATAATCATCGGTTTTATGACTTTCAGCCCGGAGCTCAGTACCACACCGGCCCCCAGCCGCGCCCCGATAGCTTGTCCGGCAAACATCAGTAATCCCAGCGACCACATCATTTTACCGCCTGCGATAAAAAAGATAACGGACGAGGTATTGGAGGCCAGGTTCAGGAAATTGGAGTGAATTTGTGCTTTATCTATCCGGTATCCTAACAGCAGCATATAACTGATGGTATAAAATGTCCCGGCACCGGCACCTAAGAATCCGTCATAAAACCCGACACCGCCGCCGCAGATAAATGAAAACAGGAAAAAAGAAACACGCTGTTTTTCTTTGGATTTAGTGATATCGGGTGCAAAAATAAAGTACAGCGTGACACTGATAATTAATCCCGGCAGTAATTTTTTCAGAAAAGTCGGATCAATAAACTGCACAAAAATCGTGCCGGATGCGGCACCGAAGAATGTCGCAATAAATACCCATTTATTATTCTTTAAATCAATCCGCCCCTGACGCAAGAAATAAATACCGGATGTTAATGAACTGCCCAGTGCCTGCATCTTATTTGTTGCCAGTGCGTTAGCAGGCGGTAACCCGGAAATCAGCAGTGCGGTAATCGACAGAAAACCACCACCGCCTGACACCACGTTGATAAATCCGGCGGCCACGGCGACAAAAAACATGACAATAAGAAATGTTATGCTCAT